GGGGAATACGAAGGCGTTGCATATGACGGCGTCATGCGTAACATTCACGGCAACCATCTTGCGCTGGTTGAGCGTGGTAGAATTGGCCGTGATGCCGTTATCAGTGACTCACTACCCCCTGAAATGAGGTTTGATATGAAACTCAAGAAAGGCGCCTTGGCGCTGATTACTGCCCGGTTGCGCGCGACTGCGCAAGACGGTGTTACGCCGGAACTCGAAAAGGCACTGCGCGCCATTGTTAGTAACGCAGAAATGGAAAAGGTTGCCGGTGAGCTGAATGTCGATAAAACCCCGGAAGACCTTACTACCAATGACGAATCGCCGAACAAGCCGAAAACCGCTGACGACGAAGATGAAGGTAAAGACGCTAGCAAAGAGCGCAAAAAGCTGGAAGAAACCGAAAAGGACGACAAGGACGCGAAGAAAGACGACAAGCGCGCCACCGCCGCTGATGCCGACTCTATCGCCAAGGCCGTCGAGCTGCGCCTGGAAGGCAAGTATGCCGCCCGTGATGCCGTCGAATCCATGGTTGGACGCATCGCCTGCGATAGCTTCCCTGATGCTGCCGCGATCTACGCCTATGCCCTCAAGCAAAAAGGCATCGCCTGCGACGGCGTTAACGAAGCCGGTCTTAAAGCGCTCGTTGCCATGCAGCGTGATGCCAAACCCGTCCAGCGTGACGTGGTTCACGACTCGGCACCATCCACTCTCACCAGCCGCTTCAAGCAGGCATAAGGAGTATTTCCATGTCCTTTCAACGAGCTTTGAACCGCGATCTGCCTCGCGGCGTGGCGGGTGACTTTGCGTCTACCAATCCACGGAACTCCATCCTGGCTGGCGAGGCCGCATTGGTCGCTGGCGAGGCGCTGACCGTTGGCCAGTTCGCATACGCCGACCTGACCACTGGCAAGGTGTGGCAGGCCTTCGATACTGGTCGCGTCACCGGTATGGTGCATCGCAACAACCAGGCCGTCGTTCCGCTGGGATCCAGCGCGAGCATGACAATTCCTGCAGGCAAGGAAGTTGCCCTGTTCTCGAACGGTGATTTCTACGTGGTTGCGCCAGCCGCAGTAACGCCAGGTCAGGCCGTGTATGCCGTCACCGCTACCGGCGCAGTTACCGACGTGTCGGCCAGCAACCAGGCGACCAACTTCAAATTTGCCGAAGATGCCGCCGCTGGCGCTCTCGTCAAAATCACTCGATTCTCCATCTAAGGGGGCAAGCATGAACCTGCACGATTTGCAGCAAAACGCGGGCATTGTGTTCGCCACCGGCTACGCGCCGAACGTATTGAGCGTGCAAGAGCGCTCGCGAATGGAGGGTGAGCTGCGTCGTGTAGCAATGGACGCCGCGCCACTGCTCACCGCACCCAACGCCGGTATCCTGTCGCTGTTCACTACCTACGTGGACCCTCGCGTAATCGAAACTCTGGTTGAGCCGATGAAGGCTGCCCAGATCTTCGGCGAGACAAAGAAAGGCAGTTGGACCGACGACTTCCTGCAATTCCCAATTGCAGAATCGACCGGCGAAACTTCGTCCTACGACGACTTCTCCGAAAACGGTATGGCGAACACCAACGTCAACTGGGAAGCCCGCGATACGTACTACTACCAGACCATCATCGAGCTGGGCGAACGTGAAGTTGAACGCGCTGGCGCCGCTAAGCTGGACTGGGTGGCGCGCAAGCAGATCTCCGCAGCCCTGACGCTGAACAAGTTCCAGAACAAGACCTACTTCTACGGCGTTTCAGGCCTGCGCAACTGGGGCATCCTGAATGATCCGTCGCTGCTGCCGTCGGTGACTCTGCCGACGTGGGTTGGCGCCGACGGTCAGGTGGTGTACGACGGCATCGCCCAGGTTTATGGCGAGCTGATCAGCCAGACCGCCGGCCTGGTTGACCGCAACACCCCGTTCATCCTGCTGATGTCTCCACAGGCCGAGGCGGCGTTCACTCGTACCAACATGTACAACGTGAACGTGAGCGATCAGATCAAGAAAAACTTCCCGAACATGGAAGTCCAAACCGCACCGGAGATGTCGACCGATGCTGGTGAAGTGATCAAGCTGATCGTGAAGAGCTACGAGGGTGTCGACACCGTTGAGCCGACCTTCACCGAGAAGATGCGCGTTCACCCAATGGTGCTGGGTTTGTCGAGCTGGCGCCAAAAGCGTTCACAGGGTACTGTGGGAACCATCATCTACCGTCCGATCTTCGTTGCCAGTGCGCTGGTGCAGATCTAAACCGTGCGGCGCGGCTTCGGCCCTGCCCTGCTTTAGGGGTAAATACATGACCACCACCGTGACCATCCACGCCCACTGCGCTGATACCAAGCGGGTTTTCGTGAAAATCACCGACAAGGCATCGCAGGTTGATGTTGAGTCATTCATTCTGCAAGATGGCGAAAAAGCTGATCGCGTTGTTTTCGATGATCGCGAGATCACCGTGCGCGAAGAGCTGAAGTAAACATCAATCACAGGCAAGGGGTAATCAATATGTCGGCCACCGTAACAATCGGTTGCAAACTGCCTAACGGCATCTTCATGCAGCAAGGTGAAGCCCGCGTACGCATCAATGGCTGGAACAACAACGCCATCCAAGGCTTGACCCACGGCATCACCTACGACGTGCCCGCCGACCTCTGGGAAGCCTGGAGCAAAGAACACGCAGAATCCAAGCTGCTGACCAATGGCCTGATCTTCGCCGAGGAATCCTCCAAGAAGGCCGAGGACAAAGCCAAGGATATGAAGGATATGAAGTCCGGTCATGAGCAGTTGCCGCAGATCAAAGCAACCGAAAAGGCTGGCATTCTCGGCAAGTCGGACGCCTAACCATGGATGAAATCGTAGTCTTCGATCCAGTTGAGTTTCGGGAACTGTACCCGAAAATCACGGCAACCGATGCTCAGCTTGAAGACTACTTCGCCATGGCTGAGACATTCCTGGATAACACCAAGTGCAGCATCGTCAAGGACCTGAAAGCCCGCAAACGCATGCTGTATCTGCTGGTGGCGCACATTGCCACGCTGACAGGGCAGGCTGAGGCGGGTAATAACGTCGTAGGCCGCATATCAAATGCGACTGAGGGTAGCGTATCCATTGGCCTGGACTACGGAACTATGGGCAACAATGAGCGCTGGTATCTTCAAACGCCATGGGGCGCCATGTACTGGCAGCTAACCAAGAAGTACAGGTCAGCCGTATACCGAATGGGGATTGCGCCTATGCCCGTGCAGCGCACCTACGTGAGTCATCAGTATGACTCTTCCGGTCGCCTTGTTGGTGAGGGGTAACCATGAGCAAGCTGACTGAAATGCTGGACAAGTATCGCAAGAGCGGCTCGCTTGGCATGAAGGTCGGCATCATGGCTGATAAGACCTATCCAGACGGCATGAAGGTTGCGCATGTAGGATGGATCAACGACCAGGGCGCCCCGCACGCACACATACCTTCTCGCCCGTTCTTCCGCGAGACTGTATTCAGGAATCAGGCTGTAATCCCGCAGATGGCCGCATCGCTGCTCAGGAATAACGAGCCAGAGACGGTGCTGCGCTTAGTGGGAGAACACATGGTCGGAGAATTCACGGATGCCGTGATGACCTGGAAGGATCCGCCAAACGAGCAAAGCACTATCGACGCCAAGGGTTATGATGCCCCACTTCGCGCAAATGACAAGCTACTGCGCAACTCATTCAGCTACGAGATCGATCAATGATCAACGTCCGCTCGCTGGCGAACATGGCGACCCAAAACGTCAATCCCAACATGGTTGTCACGCTTGAGGTGAATACCGGCTTCACGGTCGACGAATACGGCCATCAAATCCCTTCGTTTGAGTCTCAGGTGATCACGGTTCAAACTCAATCGCTGTCGTCTCGCGAGAAGTACAACTTGGATCTGGTCAATCGCCAAGGCGAGTTCATCTCGATCTATGCCTATGGTTCGATTGACGGCATCCGGCGCTGGCTGCAAAAAGGCTCTTCCAAGTTCATCTTTCCGGCTTATGGTGAGTCAGAACCCGCTGTCTGGATGGTTGATCAGGTGGCCGAGTCGTTCGCTACATGGACCCGTGTCGTCGCCTGGCGAGCCGATCCAATTCCAGCGCCAACTGGGGATTGATCATGCCGACTCTCAACGTCACGCACCAAGAAATCTACAAGGACATTCGCGGTTTCCTTCTAGGCCTGTTCCCTGGCGCCGAAAAGCAGATCATTCAGTCGATCCAGAATAATCAGGCACTGCCGAATAATGCCGTGGTGATGAGCGTGCTTTTCTCCGGCAATTTCGACACCGCAGTAGTGACCACCCTCCCCCCCGATGAGGCGGCGATTCAAAACTCTGTCGAGGTGCGGCTACAGCTAGACTTCTACGGCCAAAACGCTGAAGCGCGCAGCCGTGTCGTCAACAACATGTGGCGTACTAATTATGCATGCGAGCGTCTTTCGGTCTGTCAACCGCTATACGTTCAGTCGTATAATCGTCACCCATACGTGAACGACTCCAACCAGTACGAAGATCGCTGGATAATCGACGTTGGACTGCAATACAATCCTCAGGTAAACGTTGCGCAGGATTTTGCTGATTCCGCGCTGATCACCATAAAACCCGTAACGGAGTAACCGCGCATGTCCATCCCGGCAAGCCGCATTGTTCAGATTAACCCGTCCGCTCTCGGTACTGGCGGCAATCCGCTGGCAATGAACACTATGCTGATCGTTGACGGCCCCCAGCGCACCATTGGCGTTCAACAGAATGGCAGCGCCGCAGAAGTTGGCGCCCGCTACGGCTTGACGTCGCCCGAATACACTTTTGCCAGCCGTTACTTCTTGGGATACGACGGCGGCTTCAAGCTGCCCGACACCCTGTACACCGTACAGAACCCTGGCGCCGCACTTCCGGCCATCCTGCGCGGCGCCAGCGTGCGCACCATGACCCTGGATCAGCTCAAGCTGATCAATGGCGACCTGGTGGTGACCGTCGACGGAACCGTCAAAACCGTTCCTCTGGACTTCTCCGCCGTCACCAGCTTCTCCGAGGCAGCGGCAATGCTGACCGATGTGACTACTTTTGTTGGCGACTACAACGAGCAGTTGCAGGCCTTTGAAATTAACACCATCGCCACCGGATCGACTCATACCCTGAGCTTCGGATCTGGCGCTGTCGGTCTGGCGCTGAAGCTTGATCAATCATCTGGCGCACAAGTTGATGCTGGCCGCAACGTAATGACCACCACCGAGCTGATGACCTACGTCCTGAACAAGACGCAGAACTTCGGCGTGCTGACCCATGTGTCCGCGCAAGAGCGCGCAGTCAAGGAGTCGTTCGCCGCATGGACAACTCTGCAAAATAGCCGGTTCGCCCACATCGCGATGGACACCGATGGTTCGGCGCTGGTCGCCAACAACGATGCCAGCTTTGGCGCATGGCTCGCGGAGACCGAGCAGAACGGCACTACGCCATACTACGGCACCATCGAGCAGGTAGCGGCTGTTTGCGGCGGCATCGCGGCAATCGACTTCTCGCGCACCAACGGTCGCCGCAACATCATGTTCATGAAGCAATCCGGTATCGCGGCCAGCATCACTGACGAGGCCGATTACACCGCCCTGCTGTCGAACGGTTACACCTTCTACGGCGCTTTCGCAACCGCCAACGACGAGTTCACCTTCAACGTTAACGGCAAGGTATTCGGCCAGTTCAAGTGGCTTGACAACTATATCAACCAGATCTATCTGAATGCTCAGCTCCAGTTGGCACTGATGACCATGCTGACCAGCTACGGATTTATCCCGTACACCGCAGCTGGCGTGGCAATCCATCAAGCAGCAATTGCCGACCCAATCCGCGAGATGATCAACTTCGGAGGCATTGTCCCGCTGGTTGAGCCTGGCGCGTTGAGCGATCAGCAGAAGTCGATCATCAATACTCAGGCCGGTATCGACGTGGTTCCAAATCTTCTATCCAAGGGCTGGGCTGTCGTAATCAGGATCCCGACAGCCCAAGTTCGCGGTAATCGCGGCTCTTTCCCTTTCACCTTCTGGTACACGGACGGCGGCTCGGTTCAGAGCGTCACCATGGCCTCTATCAACGTTCAATAAGGGGAATACATCATGCCAATGGGCCAGAACCCTCGCACAATAACCGCAGCCAACAGCGTCGTCATGTTCAAGGCTGCCGGTTACTTCGATCAGGCCATTCAGCTCCAGGGATTCCAAGTTGATAACGCATTCGGATTCGGTGATGCCACTGTTGGTGAAACCCGAATCGGCGTTGACGGCAAGCAGTCCGGTGGCTGGGTTTCTCATGAGGTGCCGGTAACCGTATTCCTGGAAGCTAACAGCGCAAGCCGTCAGCAAATGGAAGAGTTTCGCGGCTGGTGTAACGCCAGCCAAGAAACCGCCCTCTGCACTCTGGATATCACCATCCCATCCATCGGCAAGCGTATTGAGGCCAGCGGCTTCATGGTCAGCCAGGGTGGCGGTCCGTCGGCGCAGAAGCTTATCAACGGCACGCAGTACGTGTTCAACATGGTCATCAACAACGAAGACAACGTCGCATGAGTACGACTAAAGACGTAACCATCGAAGAAGGTCCGGACGCCGGCAAGACGTTCATCGTCAAAAAAATGGGCTTGCTTGCTGGCGACAGCTGGGCCAACCGTGTTGCGCTATCGCTGTGCAAGTCTGGGGTTGATATCTCCGGATTGACCACTCACGACGAAAGAGGCAACGTGGTGTTCCGTGGCATGCTGGATATGGTTGGCGTCATCCCTGTTGCCCTCAAGGCCCTGGGTGGAGTTGAGGAAGACAAGGCGCTCGGCCTGCTGGCTGAACTGATCAAGGATGTGAAGTTCCGGCTGCCTAATGGCTTCGAGCGCCCCGTAATCCTGGAATCAGACATAACTAGTATTTCCACGCTATGGAAGATCCGGATTGAATCACTGAAGGTCAATCTCGATTTTTTAACGGCAGGCGTTACCCAGTAATAGAAAAAGACGGGTTGCACATGCCTCTTAATACGGAGGCTTTTGCAAGGTGCGTCAACCTAAGTCCGCAGGCTTGCTATATCCTTGAGCATGGACTTGCTCCATATGCGGACTTGATAAACCACCTGACGCTTGAGGATGCGCTCAATCTGATCGAGTATCATCAGGTTTCTCAGCACAATAAATCCCTGATGGAGGAATTGCGGAATGAACTCGGTAACCGTCGATGAGCTGGTTATGCGTATCGAGATTGAACTGGATAAGTTCAAGTCGGATGCGAGCCAGGCCGAGGGCATTGAAAAGCGCCTGCGCAAAGCCATCAAGGGAACCGAGGAAGGCTCCAGGGATGCCGGAAAGGCGATCAACGAGATGTCTTCGGAGGTTGCTCAGTCAAATCGCGAGCTTAGCAAAAGTGAAAAGGCCTTCATCGCAGCTACGGGGCGCGCCGTAGCATTTCTGGGCGCCCTGCTCGCCTCCAGCGCAATCCAGAAATTTACCACCGCCATCTCCGATGCCAATGATCAACTGGGCTTCATGTCTAAGCGCCTTGGATTGGCTGCCCGCGACATAAAAGGCTTGGAAACCGCATTCTCGGCCCTGGGTGGCTCGGGCACGTCAGCCAACAGCACTATCCGCAACCTCAATCAGGGCATCCAAGAAATGGTCCTGATGGGTAACGATTCGCTTATCCCATTTTTCGGCGCGCTTGGCGTTGGCGTGGTCGACGCTGCTGGCAGCATTCGCCAAATGGATGACGTTCTGCTCGACATGGCTGATTCGCTGTCCAAGATGAATCCCCAGCAGGCCTATGCGCTAGCCTCGGCAATGGGATTGGATGATGGCGTGGCAAATGCCCTGATCCAGGGCCGTGACGCCATGAAAGAAATGCTGGATATGCAGAAACAGGTCTACGTTTCTAGCGAGGCTGAAATCAGGGCGAGCCGTGAGTTGAGCCGCGCACAAGCATTCCTGAATGCTCAATGGGAGGGTTTCAAGACGATGGTAGCAAACGCCATCATCCCTGCCCTGCTCAAGATGACAAAAGTGGTTTCAGGCTGGATGGATTACCTGTCGCGCAATGAGCGCACTGTTCGCAACTTCTTTGAGGGGGTTGCCATTGCTGTTGGCATAGTGCTAATTCCGGTCCTGATCAAGGCAGGAATCGCAATGCTGGCTCTGATCTCTCCAGTCCTCGGCGTGGCCGCTGTGGTCACTGGGCTGGCCGCCGCGTTTGGCCTGCTCTACGACGACTACAAAACCTGGGCTGAAGGGGGTAAATCCCTGTTTAACTGGGAGATGTTCGACAATTACATCAAGAAAACCGACATCTCCGTCGACAGCCTGGCCAAGGGGCTTGCTCAGCTTTTGACCGGATACGATTCGCTCTCTGAAGCACAGGCGGCGTTCATGAAATGGATGCGCGACAACGACATCATTGACGAAAACGGTCTATCCATTCAGGGCCTTGGCAACGCCTTCAAGCAGCTTGGTCGTGACATCTACGAATCCATCCCAGCCCTGCAAACTATGGTTCAACTTATCGGCGCCATCATGGATGGCCGATGGAGTGACGCCCTGTCGCTCGCCAAGAGCATTCCCGGACAAATAGCTGGCACCGCCATTGACTTGGTTGGCGGCGCTGCCGGTCACGTATCCGGTGCCGTTGACACCGCCCTGGGCATGGAGGCCGGCGCGAGCGGAACCATCTCAGGTTCCGTGAAGAATGGCGCTGCATGGCTTAAGAATGAGCTGGCCGGATGGATTGGATCACTAGAATCTCAACCTTCATCCTCTGGGTCTGGGTCTGGGTCTGGTCGCGGATTCTCTGCCGATAAAGCCCGATCAATCGAGCGCGTAGCTGCCGAGATCGGCATGGAGCCAAACGACCTGGCGCAGATAATCAGTTTCGAGACTGGCGGTACGTTCGACACCAACGCTCGCAACCCCAAGTCGTCAGCAACCGGGCTTATCCAAAAGATGAAAGACCCCGACGGCAATTATTACGGCCTCACCCGTGACGAGCTTGGCGCAATGAGCTTTGACGACCAAATGGAAAAAGTCGTTAAGCGCTACTTCCAGGAGCGTGGATTCTCTGACGGCAAGACTCACAGCCTTGCCGAAGGGTATGAGGCCGTGGCCGGATCCGGCTACAAAAAAGGCTCTCAGGCCTACGAGCTGAACAAAGTATGGGATACCAACGGTGACGGTATCATTGACAAACATGAGGCCGTGAACTCGCTAGACTTCCAGGCTCATGCGGCAGACTGGATGGGAGCCAGCAGGGCCAGGGAAATGATCGGAATACCGGGCATTGGGGCTGACGGCAAAGCTAGCGCACCTGCTGGGGCGTCGGTTACCATCAACAGCATTAATGTGCAGACCTCAGCTACCACCCTTCCAGAAACCACAAAGGATGCGGTTGAGGCTGGGGTTGCGCGTAGCAACGATCTGCTTAACCAGCTTGGAGGCGGCATCCAATGATTCCAGGAATCCCGGACATACCCGATTTTAAGGGCCTCGTTACATCCGGGACTGACGCGCTCATAAGCTTTGGTGGCGCCACACTGGTCCGCATGATCTTCGGCAACCAGTGGGGGATTTTCAACCAGTACGGCATACCAATTATGCTGGCCGACACCGTGTATTCGGTCAAGTACCAAAACAATTCGCAGATCTCGCAGGCCCCAGTCGAGAAAGGCACGTTCGCCAGCTACAACAAAGTTCAGAGCCCGTATCAGGCCAGTGTTTGTCTTATTCGCGGCGGCGGCGATGCAACCATGCGAGGCCTATTCATGGCCCAGCTTGAGCTGCTGTCAAAATCCACACTGCTGTTCCATGTCATCACGCCGGAATACGTCCATATCAACGCCGCAATTGTGGGATACGACTACGCCAGAGAGCCTCAAGGTGGCGCACGCATGATTGTCGCCAACATCCATCTGGAAGAGGTGCGCGAAGCCAAGGTCACTTACGAAACCAAGGAAACCAAGAATCCGGAAGACGCGCCAGAAGTAGATGGCGGCGAGAATCAACCCGAAGCCGCTAACCAGTCGATACTTAGTCGTGTCGTTGACTCTGTATCAGGTGAAGGTGGGATTCTTGAGCAAGCACAAACTCTTGGCGAAAAGGCACTCGACATGTTCGATAAATTTGTCAACGGCTCAAATCCGGCTGACGTAGGGCCAGTCCAATGACGCTGATGATCATTCCATTGCGCGCAATCCCCAATCAGTCAGTGTCATTTCAGATGAACGACACCGCGTACACCGTAGATGTAAACACCCTGCGCGGCGAACTCTACATCTCCGTCTGGCAGGACGGTTCGTATGTGCTGCGCAACCGCGCCCTGCGGTCGTACGCGCCAGTTGGGTTTAATCTTCAGATGGTGGACGCAGAAGGAACAGACGACCCCCAATACACCGGGCTTGGCGCTCGCTGGTTTCTGATGGGCCTTCAAAATGGATAAAAAAGTCATCAGAGTCACTATCACCCTAAACGGCGATACATTTGCAAATGGTAACCCTTTGTTTGCCGAAGAACTTCGCACGCTCTGCACCATAAATTATGGTGGCGGATCAGTGGTTCCACATGCCGAAATATCTATCTACGGACTGAATATGCAGTCCATGCTGAAATTGACCCGCATCCGGTGGCGCGACATCAAGAGTATGCTCAACACGATCAGGATCGAGGCGGGCGATCAGGGTAAGAAGCTGACCACTGTTTTTGAAGGCAATATCACGTTCGCCTATGTGGATATGAGCAATGCCCCCGATGTTTCGCTGCGGATCACCAGCTCTACCGGGGCTCTCAACATCTACACGCCGTCAACTCCTGTCACGTACAAGGGTGAGATCTCTGTTGTGTCCGCCATAGAAGAACTCTGCGGAAAAATAGAGTGCGAGCTTGAGAATAACGGCGTGCCGGAAACTCTGACAATGACCGATGTAACGCTTACCGATACCGACCTGAACAAGATCCGGGCGCTGTGCAAGCGCTATCAGATAGACCTTTACATTGAGCAGAAGCGGATAAGCATTGCACCTCAAGGCACGCCACGGAATACCAAAATAGCCACCCTTAGGCCAGGATCAGGACTTTTGGGATATCCAGTGCCCACTATGCAGGGCATTGAGGTGCGATGCCTGTTCAACCCTGGCATAACGTTCGGCGGCGTTATCCGGGTAGCTGATTCTATTATTGAGCCATGCAATGGCGATTGGAGGGTTTTCGGGGTTACACTTAACCTGGAATCAGAAATGCCTGGGGGTAACTGGTTCATGGACCTGAAAGCCACTTACAACGAGCCCAACAATGCCGCCATCAGCAGACGTTAAACCATTTACTGTAGAGCAGTCTTCTGGCGGCGCTCGCGAGTGGGAAGCCATTATTGAGCGCATGATTGGCAAGTCCTACACGATTACGCTTGTAAAGGTAGGCGAGGTGCAAGCTTCTGGCGTAAACCCCGTGGGATACCTTCAGGCTACCGACCTGATCCAGCAAATGGACGGCAGCAACAACGGAATCCAGAACGTTCCGATGGAAAATATTCCTTATTTCAGGCTTCAAGGTGGCGGAAATGCAGTGATAATAGATCCAAAGCCAGGCGATATAGGGCTTGTGGCCTTTGCGCGCCGCGACATCACCGTCACGAAGCAAAGCAAAGCAGAGGGGCCGCCACCAAGCCTGAGAAACTTCGACGTGTCGGACGGCCTGTACATCGGCGGCTTGCTAAATGGCGCCCCAACTCAATGGATACACTTCCTTGACTCAGGAATAAACATTAAGGCCTCCGCTAGCGTTACAATTGATGCGACCATTCTTCAAGTAAACTGCCCGATCACCTCGACCGGAAACATCACTGATCCGGCTGGCAGCATGCAGGAGATGCGTGATCAGTACAACGCTCACACAGGTCACGCATCTGGCGGTTCAACTCCTAACGTGCCTATGACATGAAGACACTATTTTTACTGCCTGATACCTGGGATCTCGCGCTTGATAGCACGGGAAACATAGCCGTGGCCAGCGATGTTTATCAGCAGGCTCAGGACGTAGCCAGTGCATGCAGAACTTTTGCCCGAGACGTTTATTACGATCAGGCGGAAGGAATACCATATTTTGAAAACGTTTTAGGCCAGTACGGATTTCCTTTGTCTCTTTTCAAGATGCACCTTGAAGAGGCAGCCAAATCAATACCCGGAGTGGTTTCGGCAAACGCTCAGGTCAGGCTAAGCGGAAGGGCCGCAAGCGGATCAATCCTGTTCACCAACGAAAGCAACCAGACAGGACAAATCAACCTATGATCCCGTCAATTCAGTTTACCGATGAAGGGCTCATACTCCCAACCCGAGAAAGCGTAACAAACGGGCTTTGGGATATTATGAAAGAGGCTTTCGGTTCGGATATAAATCAAGACGCTAGAACACCTCAAGGCCAGCTTGTAACGTCTTTGACCGCCATAATTCTAGATCGTGACGCCGCTTCCGTTGAGCTGGGGAACAACTTTGATCCGAGATACGCCATCGGCCAGTTTCAGGAAGCCCTTGCGGCTATCTACTTCCTGAAGCGAAAGACAGCTACGCGCTCTATCGCTCAGCTTGAATTCATCGGGATCGCTGGCACGCCAATTCCTCAGGGATTCATCATGGTTGATGATTCCGGGGTTGA